GGCCATCGCTACTCGTTCGAGTGCCGTCCGGAGGTTGTGCCGGGGCAAGATGAGCCGTTGTGGATTTTTCAGGTGATGTGTTAGTGAGAACAGAAAATAATTTATTGCAAACCTATCCTTGCTGTGCTATGCTTTTTTTCGTGATGGCTTCTCCCTCCCCCACCAACGTTGCTGCCGCGGGTTCCGGTCCCGCGGCGGCTTCCCCCGCGCATCTCCGTCTCGACCCCGCCCCATCCAGCGTTTTCTCCTGGCTTGATTGGCAGGCCGATGCTCCAGCCCTCCTCGACGAAGCCAGCGGCCGCACTCTCCGTCCCGCCGGCCCGACTCTCCACGCGCGGTACAGAACGACAGGCATGGAGATGGAAGCCTGGCCTGTGAGCGAAGAAGAGGCGCGTCGTATTTTTCAACCCGGCGCCGAGTTCGACTACTCGATTGGCCGCGCGTGGTCGCAAATTGTCATGCCTCACAAATCAAAGCGCACAGTCAAGTCGGGCGAGCGGCAGGAAACCAAAAAGCAACGCGCGGAGGTTGAGCAGCGCGTGGGAAGAAGGTGGTTGGCATGAACAAAGTGGTGTTTGACATACCAGAGGGATTGCTGGAAGCGGCGCAAACAGCGTACAGACGACATGAGAAAATCGAGCCGGGGGTATTCCTTACAGTGAAAATAGCCGAAGCTATTCTTCTCTGGATCGCAGAGAATGCGCCTGTGCCCACACAAGAACAATTCCAAAAACTTCCTGTAGCTCGGCACGGCCGCTTTCCATGGCCTATCAGTGTGATGGAAGAGTGGGAGCGCAGGATGTTTTTGGCGAAGGGGTCAAAAGTTCCAAAGTACAGGAGTTTGACATGATCACGGTCAGGTTTCCTTCAGGGTTCTCGGTGCAGTACAACAATGCAACGACTGTTGAGACGTTGCCGGAGGGCAGTCACGACATAGTGAGTAAGGAGCCGCGTCGTTGGTACGCGCGGGTGCCGGCGGGGTGCCTGGTTGAGGGTATAAATCCTTGCCGGACTTATAATGCGGCGCGTGAGGAATCCGAGTTAGCGTTGAAGTCTCAGATCGAGCAGTTGCGCAAGGAAGTTCGGTCTCTGGGGCGGAAGGTTGGGAAAGTATCCAAGTGACTAGCATCCTCACTCCCGCCGAGCGTCAGGCCATCCTCCGCCGCCTAAAGTACGGGCCGGCAGTGCCGAGAGCGGAGTTGGTCAATTACGCAAACAAATTGCGCCGAGAAGCCTTGGCGCGAAGGAAGCAGGTCGCATAATGGCTGAGAAGCCCAAGAAATTCGTAATCCAGATCAAAACCTCTGGCCGGTGGCGCCCGTCGTCCTGGGCTCGTGGCGGTCTGCCGATCTCAGCACGCGCGGCGAAGGTGGCGCTGGTCGCGGCGCAGCGGCGATTCCCGGACGCAACGTATCGGATCAAGGAAGCCAAGGTGCAGCAATGAGCCCCCGTCCCCGTCTCCCCAAAACTCAGTGGAATGAAGACAGCATCCGTGTTGAAGTGAAGGCTGCCAGCCTGGCTGATGAGCCCGCCAACGTCGAGGTGTTTGAAGCGTGCCTTGGCGAGATGGGCGCCGCGAGACTGAGAGTTATGGTCGGGTGCTACGGGCCGGGGACTATGACAAAGCCCAAGCCCGCGTACCGATGGCTCCTTGGAGAGAGCGCAACAGTTCTTTGCAAAGATGTCGATACCGTAGAGTGGTTTCGCGAGCAGTTGCTGGCTTGGTTGAAGTCGCTGGACGGCGTGTGGTTGGCGCCTGCGGATGAGCCGCCACAGGAGGCCCCCAATGCCAATGTTTGAGGACTCCACTTTCAATCCCACCCGGGCCGTGCAGAGGGTCGGCGATTGGTTTGAAATGCGCAAAGCGTACAGGTTGGCCAACCTTCTCTCCCTCCGCAAGCGTGAGGGGCTGCCGGGGCCGGTAGACGCCGACGGCAGTCCTCTTGAAACCCGGCTCGACGACTCCGGCAACGCGGCCTATTACAACTCAGCCGGGGAGAAAGTCAGCAGGGTGATGTTTGCCGGGGCCGGGCGCAAAGGCAAACCAGGTTCGTTTGCGGTCGGGACGCGCAAGGGCGCGCCGTTGGATGATGCTGCACAGAACTGGGTGTCGGGCCGCTCCGTGTTCGAGATTCTGGATGTAGCCGAGGACGGCCGGAAGCTGACTGACGAGCTGGTTGACCTGCATCGGGACGCCGCAACGTATGAGCGGGCCGAACGTGTCAGCCATGGCGCCGAAGGCGAGCAGGCTCCGGACCTCGTGCTGGATGGCGTGGGTGACGAGGAAGTGGATCAGAGGTTGCAGGAATATCTGAAACGAGGGCCAGCGTGAGTAAATTAAGTTCTCTTTGGGACGAGCACTCTCGCTTGATGGACCGCATAATGGACGCGGTGCAGGTCGAGTCGAAGAAGGTCATCCCCACCGTCAAGACGGATGGTAGCACCGTGTGTGTTCGGCTGACCGGCAGGATGTTGTTCAATCTGGTGCGCGGCTGTGCTTTGCGATTCAAAACCGACAAGGCAGATATTATCGGGAAGCGGCGTAAAACTCCGTCCTTCAGGGCGGGGAGTGTCAATCTGACGAGGAAGTGAAATGACCCAAGAAATTGAATCAGTTAAGCCAGCCCTCTCTGTCGTCCTCGACGACGGAGACTTCATCATCAACTCCACCGGCGCGATTGGCAAGGCGATGGCACAGTCCGTGCTACCTATGCTCTCCTCAGCCAAGCGTGTGACAATCATCACCGACGGAGAAATGCGGGTGATGAAGCGGAACGGGCCGGGGGCAGAATCGGTGGGGCAGCCATCCGCCACGTCTACGCTTGACCTTGTAAAGCGGCGCTATGAGGAGGCACAGGCGAATTTGTTGAAGGCGACCGAGGATGCGCTGGCCCCTGCCCCTGCCCCGCCTGACATCCAGGACCAGTTCGCCGCGGACCTCGAATCCGGTGTAACCGGTGAGCAGGCCACAGGTGAGATTCCCGTTCCTACCCCAGGCCCGAGCGATCCTGTTATTATTCCAGCTAAACGGCGCGACGGGACCGGGACCCGTCGCAAGCCTCAAATCTTTCAGGATGCCGCGGCGCCACCCGCTCCGGAGTTGGCCTTGGCGGAGATGGACCGGCTTATTGCCGAAGCGGAACAGGCTGAGCGCGACCAGGCTAAGATTGCCGAAGACCGCCGGTTCCAGGCTCAGCAAGCGGTACAAGCAGGCCAGGAGCCAGCCGTGCCGACAGAACCTACTGAGGTCAAAGCCGCTCCTCGCAAACGTGAACCGCGCAACCTTGCCACCACTGGCCGCCCTTGCGGCCGCTGTGCCGGCGCGGGCCAGATTGTCGGCGAGGCGGGGTTCCAAGGTGTGTGCCCGGTCTGTCACGGTGAGGGCCAGGTCAAGACGTGGGACCGCAGTTTGAAGGTGAGGTAGAAGGAGGGCGCAACGATGCCAATTTTGTGCGTAGAACCGAAGATGGATAAGCCGTACCAGTGGGTTAAGCAGCGCAGTATGATGTTTGAACACAGTTGGCCCAACGGCATAAAAACTGAAGGCTACCATTATTGCTATCTGCGCAGCGACGGAGTGGCTTATGAGGAGATCAGCCTAGACGGGCCGCTTTCCGAAATTCCTCTACCGAGCGGACTTGAGAGGCTACTCGGTGTAGACAGTATGCTGTGCTCTTATCCTAAGTGCCATCGCACGGAGCAGGAGTTTGATCGAGAATTCGAGCAGGCATTATGCAAACGCGGTGGCAAGGAGTTACCTTCACCGCCAGTTAAAGCGGGCCGAGTGTGCTCGGTGTGAATTTGTGTTAGCCTTAGTTGCGAACGAATAAGAGGAGCTTTCCCCTATGTCCACCGTCTCCGAATCCGCTCTCCCCCACTGCACGAATCCGCAGCACCCGTCCAGTCTTCCGCGTCAGATGGTCTTCCTTCAGACGAAGGACCACGCGCACGTTTTTGGCTGCCAAGCGTGTCGTGATGTGAACCATAAGCTCTCCGTGCGCGTGATGACCGACGAGTTCTACCGGCGTGAGGTCAGGAGTTCGCTGGCTGAGCAGGGTCAGTTGATGGCCGCTCCTCCTGTGACTTGCCAGCCTCAGATGTATCGCCAACAACCGACAACAATCGGTTGGGACTCGGTAGCGCGGCGGAGCAATGATGGGAAATATGAGCTTGTGCGCTACGAGCGCCTCGCCGGCGGCAACCTTCATATCCAGATGGCGGTCGGTGGAAAGCTCTGCCCCCAGATGGACGATCATGTGGCCAGCAGGGAAGAGTTCAAGACTGAAGAGGCTTACTGGACCAGGGTGGCGCGAGCTTCGGAGCTCATGCTGCACTTGTATGGCGACCCGCGCGCGCCGCTGTCGCCGGAAGAATCCTCACAACGTGAATCTCAGATGTACTAGCGAATTTTCAACCTTGAAAGGAATCCACATGTCTCGTCTCGCAGCAGTTCGCACCGGGCAGCCCACACAAGGATTAGGCGCCGTGCCCACAGTCAAGTCGGCTCCCACACACCAACATGCTTCTCCGCTTCAGGCACAGCGCGCCGAGGCTGAGGCGGCGGAACTAGCAGCGGACCTGGCAGCGGACTTAGCTGTCCCGCTTGCCGCGCCCATTAACCCTCGCAATCCCTATTCCACCTTGGCTGCCGCCAACGTCGCCGCTCAACTTGCGCTTTCCGCGACTGAGCTGGAAGTCAGGAACTACTTCCGCAAGTTGCCTGTTGCCTCTGGCCTAGAAATGCTGGCGAAGATGAGGCGTCAGTGTAATCTCGCCGCTGAGACGTTGCAGGGTCGCATGGATGAGCAGAACACGGAGCGTTGCACCGGCTGCGGGAAGACGCTTGAAGAAGCGCGCAAGAGTCAGTGGGTGATGATTGGGAGCGATATGGACCCTGAGACGGGTGTGCCTGTTCCTTATCGTTTTTGTGGCCCAATGTGTGTGCGCGAGAGGAACAAGGAACGGATGTTGCCCAAGGAAGAGCGCAACAAGTTGCGGTTTGATGGCGCGGACATGGGTGAGATTCGATGAGCTTTCCGTTGAGTCTTCTACACACGTTCAAGAAGCCGATTCCTGTTCGTAAGGGATGGGTCACGGACGGCATCGGCCATATTCCTTTGACCCAAGGATTACTGGCCCTTGTCGATCCTTCGTGGGTTCCTCTGTTGGAGCGATGGAATTGGTGTGCTGTACTCGATGCCCGAAGCGGTGAGCACTACGCTAAGAGATTGTCCAGCAGAAGCGAAGGCCTTCCGAGGAAGCACATACACATGGCTCGTGTGGTATTGGGGATGGGGCTGTACGGGACAGATTTTGTTCCTGACCACATCAATCGGAACAAATTGGATAATCGACGGGAGAACTTACGAGAGTCCACTAATGCTGAGAACTTACGAAATCGCGGAGTCCAGCGAAACAGCACTACGGGGTTCACAGGTGTTTATCTCGACAAGCGATGGAATCGCTACACTGCAAAGATAAAGTTCAATCGCAAGTACGTCCACTTAGGTTGTTTTGCAACTGCCGAAGAAGCTCACGCGCGATACTGTGAAGAGGCTCGTAAGCTATTTGGCGAGTTTTATTGCGCTGCTTAGGAAAGGGATCTGATGAGCCAAAAATACGAACAAATCCTTCGTGAGTCAGTTGAGAAGATCCAGCTCGGCCCGGACGACATTATCATTGTCAAATCCCCCGAGGCCATGTCAACGTTTTTGGAAATGACGCAGAGTGGCATTGGCTTCTCGAAGTATTCCAACCCAATTCTGCTTGTCCCCGGCGGCCTGGAGAAAGCCTCACGGCAAGATCTGCTTGAAGCGCTGTCCGTGGTGGACCAGCATATCGCGGCGCGCGGCGAGCAGACCGATCAGGTCTCGCGGGTCATCACTGATTTGCGCGCACCAGTTTTGAGGAAAGTCCAGTGAAAACTGAGTACTCTGTCCTTCATCCGTTTGTTCCTTGTTCCGCGCTGATTTTTCTCGACAGCAAGCATAAGGCCAGCACTTACTGTATGCGTGAGCGCGGGCACTCGGGAGAACACAACACGGTGAATGGAGAGCCGGCTGCGAAGAAGAAGGTGCAGTGATGGATTCCGTATCCCCCGTCCTTACCGCCGCCGAAATCCCCGCCGAACAAGTAGTCGCTCTCGACCAGCCTGAATATCTGCCGATCATCGTGGCGCGGATAACTCACATGGGCGTGGAAATTCATTTGGGGATGACAGATACAGCAGAAGAAGGTGGAAAGTTGTACGCAGACGCTGCGGCCAAGATGTTCGGAGAGTTTGCTAGGACTAAGAAATAGGAGGTCAAGCATCCCACTTCAATTACAGCACGTTGAGCGCTTTTTCTCTAAGCTGAGTATCCGCGATAGAGATGAGGGGACTTTTATCCCTTTTGTGCTCCGTCAGCAGCAAAAAGAGGTATTCCAACTCGCGGAAGAGCATCTTGCTCGACACCGCCGATTATTCATGATCTTTTTGAAGGGCCGTCGTGTCGGGCTGTCAACTCTTGCAACAGGTATAGGGCAAGCGCATTGTATAGCTCATCCTGGGGCTTTAGCGCGCTGTATCGCACAGAATGCTGAGGTTGCCGCTGCAAATTTTGCCATGGCTTGCAGCTTTCGTGAGGACTGCCGCGACTTATATCCTGGTGCTGTTAAGCCAACTAAGAAGACTCTCATTTGGCCTCATTCTGACGGCCCTAATTCACAGTTTACACACCACACTGCGGCCACGGTTCACGGTCAGCGCGGTCTAACTACGTCTTTTTTGCATCTTACAGAAGCTGGATTTTATCCCTACGAAGGTGTTTTCACCAGTCTGATGAATACGCTTTCCAAAGACCCTAACAACGCGTGCATGATCGAAAGTACGGCTAACGGGATGGAAGGCCCTGGCGAAGCGTATTACCAAGCGTGGGAAGCAGCAGTTGCTGGTGATAATGAGTTCTTGCCTATCTTTCTTCCTTGGTGGGATGACCCAGCTTACGTGATGCCAGAGGAGTTTGCTCAAG